CTGTTACTTCGGTTGTACCAACGTCAGGACCTAGTGCAGGATCACTGGAAAGTTTGACTATTACTGGCACAGGATCCAATTATAGAAAGGCACCAGAAGTAATTTTAGGGGATCCTTACTATGGAGCAGTAAGTACAGTAAGTATTACATCTCAGAACACATCTGCTAACTTCACTGCAGGAACTTATACGGGAGTTGTTCAAAAGGGTGTTGCTCCAGTTGGAGGAACTGGTGTTGAGTTCACAGTTATCATTGACGCTGTAACTCAGGATGTATCTAGTGTTACTGTTACTGATGGTGGTGGTACATATGCATTAGGAGATGTAATTACTATCTCTGGTGCTCAGATTACTGGTGGTGCTGATGTTACCGATGACTTTACTGTTACAGTTGCAACACTGAGTCATGCAAATCCAGCAATTATCGCAACAAAAATCAATGCGTCTATCGACTCTGTTACCGTAACTAATAGTGGTTCTGGATATCTTTCTTCTCCAGACGTAAATGTCAGTGGAGGTAATGGAATTAATGCAATCTTAAATGCACAATTAGTAAATGAGGGTGTAGTTAGTATTGATATTGAAAATGGTGGGTCTCAATTTGAGACTGCTCCTGTGATTAACATTGAACAAAAAACTGGTTCTGGGTGCTCACTTCTTCTTAAATCCAGTGACCTTGGTCAGATTGTAAAAATTGGTGGTGATAACATCACTTACAATTATAGTCATGATAGAACTCTAAAACCAGAACTGAATACCACTTATAATTTACAATTGATTAGAACCCAAATTATTGATTACATCGATGTAATTGATGGTGGTTTCTCTTTTGTTGCTTCACCTGAAATTGTTCTGGAAGGTGGAAGTGGAACTTCTTTTGCACTTAATCCTGTAGTTCAAAATGAAGTTATCCAAGAAATTTTAGTTTCAAATCCAGGAAGAGGTTTCTTATCGGCTCCTGTTGTCAAAGCAAAACTGAGTCACTCTTTTGTTGCTTTGAGTTCCAACAGCACCATTAACTTCCCATATGACGCTAAGTTACCAACAGGAACCCAGGTAACACTGAGAGAGGTTTTTGGAACTCTACCACAACCACTAAACACCAATACTGTGTACTATGCTATTGAAGATACTATTGCTAATGGATTGGCAAATAATCAAATTAGATTAGCAACTTCTCTTGCAAATGCTAATGCTGGTACATTCATTTCATTTACAACTCCACCAACTTTAGGTAACAACGGTCTTGCCACATTCGTTCTCGATACAACAGATTTGGGAACAAATATTAAAGCATACATGAAACCAGCTACTTTTGCTGTAGGTGAACAACTCTATCAAGGTGCCTCTATTTCTTCTTTCACGGCAAGAGGTATTGTTAAAAACTGGGACTCCAAAGGAAGAGTAGTAAGTGTCGAAATCCTTGAGGGTGAGTTTAAAGAAGGTGAACCAGTATTCGGTTCGGAAACTGCGGCATTTGGTCAGATTCATGCATTTGATAGGGCAGACGCTACATTTGAAGTATCTCCAATTAGTATTTCTGGAAATAAGTGGGAGAAGACAACAGGATTCCTGGATCTTAACGAACAAAGATTATATGATAGTGATAGATTCCAAGAATTCTCATATGAAATTTCTTCTTCTGTAAATATTATCGATTGGAAGAATCCTGTCAAATTTGCTTCACATCCAGCTGGATTTAAGGTATTTGGATCTCAACTTATTGAGACACAAGTATTCAAAGACTTTAGACCAATGCCAACTAGAGATTACGTCACAAACGATCTCTATAATTGGTGGGTTCCTGGTATCCCACCAAACAGCTTGGTTTCAGTAAATGGTAGAACTATCTTTACTCCAAAGCCATCTGCAGAAAATATTGGAAAACTTTCTACAATTTCTAATTTTGCATTAGGTAAACCAGACTACACCGCATTGGTTCCAACAGAAGTTCTCTTGTTTGGAAGACAACTATTAGATATTCAAAAAATTCTAACTTGTGTAACTTACAAGGTAGATACCTTAATGAGTAGGGCAATATCTTTCGATGGATCTTCCAGTAGTGATGTTAGTGTTGCTAACAATCAATTGACACTCAATAATCATGGTTTTATTGCAAATCAAAGAGTTGTATATGGTGCAGGTGGGGATAGATTCCAAGATGCCAGAGATTTAGTTGTTGCAAACATCGATTATATCACTGAAGAAGTTATTGGATACCTTGAAGCAACATATCCAAGTCTTACTGACGGAACCAAACCTGATTATGATAGATCTGTTTGTGCTAGAGACACCAGACTGGTAATCGCCGCATGGGCAAATGATCTTCGCTATGGTGGAAATGCATTTACCGTTGCTGCCGCTGAGTCCTATATTGGAGAAACTGTATTAGTTGCTGATAGATATGGTGACGCTAGAAATCTCCTGAGAGCAAACAAAGAGTTGATTGCTGAAGAAGCAGTTGGAAGAATGCTTGATGATCCCATTGTAGGTATTCCAGCTGGATTCCCAGGTGTACCAGGAGGAAATCAAAACTGCATTGATGACGTTATTGATGTTATTGAGGTTATTGCATATAACACTGCTTATGGTGGTAATAGTGAAGTCTATGATGCCGCAAATCTGTACATCAACGGAGCGCATGTATTAGGTGAAGAAGATCAAACCAGAAAAGCATTCCAAATTGCACTTGAACTATGTGAAGATGTAATTCAGAACTATCCAATTACTACAAATTATAGTTCTAGAACTCAGGTCATTGATAATAGTATTTCTATTGATCCAATTGGATTTGTCGCTGATAGAAATGGTGATGCTTATAACTTACTGCAGTCAAATAAGAACTTTATTGCAAATGAAGCAGTTGAGCAATATTTAATTGCAAATCCATCGTTTACCATCCCAACAGGTAATCAGAACTGTATTGATGATGTTATTGATGTTATCAATGAGGTTTCTAAGAATGTTGGATATGGTGGTAATGACTATACCTATGATGCTGCAAGTTACTATGTTGGAACTTCTCATATTGATGGTGAAGAAACTGAAACAGAAGCAATCATGAATCTCGCAAGAGATATGTGTAAGCAAGCAATTAATAATGAAACTATTACTGTTCAAGGATCTCATGGTTTAACTCAAACCAAAGATCTGACTATTACAGTTGATAATGGAGGATGTGCTGCAATCAAGTCCACAATTGATACTCTGTTTGCGATTGTAACCACTGCAGTCTCTACAGACAGCATGGCACATGCAACTAGAACTGCTGGTGGTGGGTATATTAACTCTTGCCAGAATGTCGTGTCTTCTATGACGACTTTGTTTAATATTCTTCTGCAAGCAGTTGGTACCACAGGATCTCCAGGAAATCTGACTGGAATTACTAGAACTTCTCCAACAAACGCAATCTTGCATATTGGTGGAGAAGAAGCAGAAACTATTGCTGCATACAATAAGGCAAGAGATCTTGCTTTACTTGCTATTACTAATTCCTTGCCAACTGGAACTTATACTACTATCCCTCCAGTCAAAGATTTCACTATTACTGTTGATTCTGGAAATTGTGCAAATGTACAGAGTACAATTACTACTTTGGCACAGATTTTAACTGAAGCGATTGATAATCCAGGAACACTCCCAGATACCGATGTTGGATTCTATCCAAATCCAAGAACGGGAGATCCTATTGGTGGATTGACTTCTGGGTCTGCTTATTATATTGATTATGTTGATGCCAATACTATCAGACTTTTAGATGCTCCAAATGGAAGCGTTGTTAATTTCAGCGCACTTGGAACAGGACCAGCACACTCTATTAGTTTAACGGTTGATGGTATTAACACCTCTTACAAAATAAGAGTTAATACAACTGATATTTCAACCAAGATTGGAAAAACAGCAGAAAAGAGTCAACTTCTTGTTTCTATTAATGGAATTATTCAAAATCCCGCAGGATTCAGTTTTACAAATGATATCCTCACTTTCACTGAAGCACCATTAGAAGATTCAGAAGTATTAGTAATGTACTTTGATAGAGCACAATACAATAATGATTTTGTTCTTGATACTTTTGGCGATGCCATTAAAGACTTCAATACAACTGTCGGGTTGATTGAAGGTGCTGGATATACTGATGGTGTATACAATGCAGAACCACTTATTAATAAGAGGGGTAGTGGAACTGGAGCAACTGCAAATATCTCCGTTGTGGGTGGAGAAGTTGTTTCTATTAGTATTGTTAATGGTGGATCTGGATATACTAATAACGATATCGTCAGTGCAACTTTAGCAGGAACTCCAACCCAGGAATTCCAAGTAGAAGTGAATGATGTTACATTTGATGCAGCACAGACTACGTTTACCGCTCAAGTTGGTGGATCTCCATATTCGCTACCTGCTTCCGATAACTTCTTACTTTTCTTGAATAGCACTCTACAGGTCAAAGGATCTACAGAGTCCTACACTTATACAGGAAGCAGTATCACCTTCAATGAAGCTCCTCTTGGAAATATGGACTTCTATTGCTTCTACTTCGGTAAATTGAATTTACTTGATGATATTTCTGCATTCTGCGATGGAAGACAGAAAACTTTTATCATTAAAGAAAATGCAAGTCCATTCTCTATTGAATCGGACGATCCCACGATTGATGCATCTGGAAATCTGATTATTTTCATCAATGGCATATATCAAGAACCTGGAGTCGCATACAGTCTTAATGGATCTCAACTTGAGTTTTCGGAAGCGCCAAGATCTGGATCTGTTGTTACTCTTTATGCTTATCTTGGATCTGACGATGACGTTCTCATTGAGAATACTTTCAACTCTTTAGATCCTGGTGATCTTGTTCAAGTAGCAAGCGAGGGAGACAATAGACTTCTTGCTTCTGTAAGTAGTTCTACAACTATCGATACTTATGAATATGTTGGATTGCGTCCAAATATAGCTACATTTACTCCTCTTGTTCAGGGTGGAAACGTAGTTTCCGTAACTATTACTGATCCTGGATCTAATTATGAAAATCCACCAGTTTTGGTATTTACAGGTGGAGGTGGTGAAGGTGCATTTGCAGAAACTACTATCGACAGTTCTGGTTCTGTAAATTCTGTTATCAATCTCCTTCCAGGTAGAGGGTATACTTCTACTCCAGTGATTAATGCATGTCATCCAGTCGAAATTGAAAGAGCACAGAGAGACAGAGTTGTTTCTAATAGTAATGCTCTTGGTAACACATATCTTTCCGCTTCTATTAGTGCCACTGCTACTACGATTACAGCAGAAAACGTTTATTGGAATACATCTCAAAGAATTGGATTCCCAGATGATGGAGAGATTCTGATTAAGGTTTGGGATGGTTCTGCATGGACCGTAGAGAGAATTCAATATGGATCTAGAGATTTAGCTGCAAATACTTTTACAGTAGCAACTAACGGTAGAGGATATAGAGGAACTGGTCCTTCGCTTGGTGTTGGTTTAGCTAATACAATTGTAACGGGATCATATAGTTCTTCTGGAACTGCATGTACCGTCACTACATCTGGTAGTCATAATTTATCCACAGGAGATCTCATTTATCTCAAGCATACCAGTGGAACTGGATTTGATGGAGAATATAAAGTTACAGTAACTAACGTCACCACGTTTACTGTCGAATATCCGTTTGCTAGAACTGCAACTGGAAACGTTTCTCTCCTCCCACAGATCCGTCTGAGTTCCTTATAAATAACTAGAAAGCTCAATTGGCATGGCATTAGTCACTGATAAATTTAGAATTTACGCTGCCGAAAGTTTCAGAGACACTCTGCTGAATACAAACAGAGTGTATATGTTCATCGGTCGTGCAAAATCATGGGGAACTCCAGATTCTCCACCTGCCAACGAGCCGATTGATAGTTTTGAATATCATAGAGACTCATATAGAGACTCTGTGGCATTTAAGAGGATTGATATTGCAGACACCGCTCTAGTAATACCTAGGATTGATTGGATCAATCCAACGAATACTACAGGGGGAACTGGTAAAGTATATTCCATGTACAAACCAGATTATTCTTCTGCTAAGACTGCATCTAACGGTTCCTCTAGATTATTTGATTCAAACTATTATGTAATGAATAGTGAGTTCAATG